CAGTTGGTGCGCGTCGGGACGCCGGCGGAGCTCGAGGCCCGCATCACGTCGCCCGAGCTAGTCCGCGTCGCCAAAACTTGGGCCTGGGGCGACGGCAGCGTGCTCCTGATGGGCCCGACTCGGAAGGGCAAGAGCACGGCCATGGGCTACCTGTACCGCCGCCTGTTGGTCTCTGCTGTGCGCTCCGGCGAGTCTTGGGACTTGGCGCGCTGGATGCGCTGGTTCAGCGCTGAGGAGCTGTCGGTGTGCCGGCGCACGCACTCGCTCGGGCACGGCGAGCCAACCGAGCTCATCGAGGCCACGAACGCCCGGCTGCTGTTCCTCGATGACGCCGGCTGGGACCGCGACCCCGCTGAGGTGTCGGCGCTGCTGGCGGACCGCTACAACGCTTGCCGGCCGACGATCATCAGCACAGGCAAGACGCCGATCGAGCTCAGCGAGCACTACGGCGCCCCCGTGGTTGCCCGCATGCTGGAAGCCGGCGGCAAGGGTCGCGGAAAGGTGGTCAACCTGTTCGCTTCGGAGGTGAGCCGTGCAGGATGATCGCTGGAGCCAAGAGCGTGATGACGACGCCAACGGCTCGGACCCCGAGCGCCCCTACGTCGACCGCAAACCTCGCCCCAACGTCCGCCCCGCAGCCAAGCAACCCGACCGCCGCGGGCCACCGACTCCAGAAGAAATCCAAGCCTTCATCGCTCGGGAATACCCAGAGACGAAGAAGCAAAAGAAAACCCTCGTCAGGCCTGAAGGGTGGGACGGGGTGAAGCCAGAAGAGAAGGAAGAGCGCGGAGACGCGTGGGAAGGCGACGAGAAATGAAGACTATCAGCCAGCGTGCTTACGAGCTGTCGGCGGAAGGCACACCGTACGGCAACATCTGCACCTTGCGACTCGGTCACGTCGTACAAGCACTCGACGAGTGGCAGGCGACCGTCGAGGAGCGTCTCGTGTCTCTTTGCGAAGCTCGCGCCAAAGAATGCCCCCATTACGAGTTTATGGGTGGCTGCTGGAAGGTTACCGGAGAGCGTGCGTGCGGCCAGGGATGCAACTGCGACTGCCATCGCTGCGCGTCTGCGCGCAGTGCGGAGCCCGTCGAGTCGGCAACCGATGCTCACTCCAACGAGTATGATCGGCGCGCTGCGCTCAAAGTTGAGCGCGAGATACTCGGTATTTTCGGTTTGTCGCCAGCCCGCTTCGAAGAAGAGAAGCCCCCAACTCCGGTGGAGAGCCGGTACAGCCCGGAGCCTGAGGAAGAATGACATCCGGGCTAAACTGCGAGCATTGCGGAAAAGCGACTTCCGTATCTTCTGAGCCGTCTCCCGTTGCCAGCATGTCCTGGTGTAGCGATGTTTGCTTAGAGGCGAACTGGGAAAAGATGGCGATGCCGCTCGATAGGTACTTCGAGCTTCACCCGGAGCGGGGCGTCGAATTCACGGCGCGAACGATACTCGCGAACGATCTCGAATAGGAAACCCGGCTCACGTCGCCAAACGTGGCCGGGCTCAGAGCTACTCAAGCGGTGCAGACCACCAAGGAGTAGCACAGCAATGTCTGGACAAACAGCTCGGAATAAACGATCGCCCGCGCAACCCAGGACTTGGTTCGACGTCGAGCCGGAGGTCGAGGAGTACTGCCGTTACGAGCCGGGCGCACCTAGCGCCAACCTCGACTCCAACGGCGGCGGAGGATTCGGCTCGAAGATGCTGAGCTTCACACCCGGCGCTGACCCGTACACGATGATGACCGTACTGGAGCGCTTCGCGGTCGCAGATCAAATCATGCCCATGCGAACGGTCCGGTACGAGCTGCATGTGGTCGAGACTCCCACGCTGTGGGGGCCGTCGAAGATAGACGCGCAGGTGCCGAAGGGACGAGACCAGCCGAGCGCCAGCATGGTGCTGCGCGCTGCGTACGGGACGCAGGCGTGCAAGTTCAACGACTCGGCGCCGAACGGAGCGGCGCTTCTGGAGAAAGCCAAGGAGGCGTACTTGAGTGCGGCGATGCGCGTGCCGGCAAGGGTTAGGCCTCGACGCATCGACGTCCTGAACGCCCGCTTCGACCGCGAGTTCAACCGATGACGCAACCGAAGCACGTCACGCCCACGCGGATCCGATTGGCGGCTGCTGCCAAAATCATGGGTTGCTCACGCGCTTCCGCGTATCGGAGACTGAGACAATTTGCCGTTTATTCTGATGGTCCGAAAAGCCCACTCGAAGTGGACTCGGCAAGGGTGTTCAAACTGATTGCGGCAGACCGCCTCGGTGAACTGCCCATCGTTCCGGAATTACAGAACATTCACGAGATGCTGGAGGCGCAAAATAGCGTGCTCGAACGCCTCACAAGAGGCGTGGTCGCACTGGCCCGAAAGGCCGGTGTGCATGTGTAGCGAAAGTGTCTCGCGGCGTCTCAAGTCTGCCAGCCGTCTCTTTGTGGGTCGCGCGCACACGCTGCTCAGGTTCGATCACCCGATGGGTGGTCAATGGACCTGTTCCGAGTGCTCGACCCGCGCTCAGCAAGCCTTCACTTGCCCGGACTGCAACACGGTACTGTGTGAAGGCTGCGCTGACCGAGAACAGCATGTCGTGCCTGCTGGCACGCGCGCCGGCCTCGTGTGCTCGCCGATTCCTGCAGTGGTGCCCGCAGAGCCGCTGGACGAGCCAGTGGCAGCCTGACGGCCACAACCCAAGGCGATGCCCTCACCCGCTGACAGCATCGACTCCCAAGTCCTTGCATTCGACTACTCGGCCAACCCAGCTTCACGGCGACTCCGGAGCGGAACTGTCTCCAGCCCAACGGATGAGCAGCGCAAACTCTGGGCCCTGGGAGCCGGACGACTCCGCAGCCGCACGGCTCATCCTGGCAGCGATGACGGAACCTCCCCCGCCTCCCCGCCCAAGGCCGCTCAGCCGGCTCCAGCGGGAAGTCGCCGCTGAGTTCCGAGAAGCTCAGGCCTGGGGACGACGGTAGAGCGGCGACAAGATGACTCAGCGCTTCGGCGCTGCCCCAATACGCGACGACGGCGGTTAACGGTCGAACGGGGAAGCAGTGGAACAGCCGAAAAAGGCTCAGCCGCGTTCGAGCGGTACCGTCAAGGCGCGCAAGAAGAAGGCGCTGACCAAGGTCGAGCGAATCGCCCACATCGTGGGTGTGATGGCTCAGAACCAGTGGGTGACCGGCGTGACGGGTCCGCATCTCGCGGCGAAGTGGAAGCTCTCGGTCGAAACGGTCGCCAAGGATGCCCAAGAGGCGTCGCGGACGTTCAACGCTGACCCGGCCGAGCGCGGTGCTCTCCGAGCCCGCTGGTTCGCCAAAATCGAATCCGCTCAGAAGCAGGCTGCCAAGAAGGGCCGGCTCGAGGCCCTGGCCTCGCTGCTGAAGCTCGAAGGCGATCACCTGGGCGCGTTTGAGCTCGACGACACCGACCCGAAGACGAACCACCGCGTCGAGGTGGTGTTCACGGACGGAGCGCCCGAGCCGCCGCCGGCGCCGTGAGCGCTCGAATCGTATTCAACGCCCCGCAGTCGAAGGCGGGACGATTCGTCAAGCCGGGCAACACGGTGACGCTGGCCTTCGGGCGCGGCGTCGGCAAGAGCTGGTTCATTCGCCGACTCTGCTACCTGCTGATTTCCCAATGGGAGTGGGTCGAGCGGAAGACCAAAGACGGCGCGATTCGTGGCGTCCGCATCGTCTTCCTGCTCCCGACTTTCAAGCAATTCAAAGACGTCCACGCCCGCGCGCTCCTGAACGAGCTTGAGGGCGCGTTCGCGTTTCTCGGTGCAGAGGTCGACCGCACGACCTACACGGTCACCTTCCCCGGTGGCAGCACAATCCAAGTTTTTCCGGCTACGGAGCACAGTGGGCAACGCGCCCGCGGCATCCGAGCCGACGTCGCCGTTCTCGACGAGTGCGACGACATCGACATCAACGTCTACGACGCGGTTGTCCGGCCCTGGTTCACTGAGCCCTGGTCGCTCAAGATTCGAATCGCGAGCGGCACGCCCAAGCGCGGGCGTCACGGCCTACTCTACAAGCTCTTCGAGGCCGGCAAGCGCGGCGCGAAGGTCCGAGGCGGCGACGCGGCAGGGCTCGAGCCGGACGAGATCGAGGCGCTCTCTGCCTTCTACTCGGTCCACGCGACCTGCCTCGACGCTCCCGGAAACGTCGACCAGCGAGAGGTGACGGCAGCGCGGCTCTCGATGCCGCCCGCTACGTTCTCCCGCGAATACCTCTGCGATTTCGACGCTGGCGAAGGACTCGTCTACCCGTTCGACGAATCGTTCCACGTTCGCGAGCCTCCCGAGATGGAGGTCTTTCGCGAGTTCCTGGTTGGTGGCGATCACGGCTGGGTCGATGCAGGCGTGCTGCTACTGATCGGAATTCAGGGCCACGGCAACGACGCTACCGCTTGGGTGCTCGACGAGTACTACGAGAGCGAGGTCCCGAATCACGTTTGGGACGAGCGCGCCAAGGGCTGGAACTTCGCGAAGTTCTGGGTTGACCCCTCCCGCCCCGACCGCATCAACGACTTCAAGAAGGTCGGATGCTCGTGTGGCGATACGGACAACGAGCTGAAGGGTGGAATAGCGCGGGTCGCTGACCTGCTGTTCATCCGCCACGGCGAGTCCGGTGAACGATGGGCACGCCTTTTCGTCTCGCCCAAGTGCGTGAACACGATCCGGGAGTTCGGGCTCTACCGCCGCAAGAAGAACACCGACGGGACGTTCTCCGAGGACCCCGAAGACAAGAACAATCACGCGATGGACGCGCTTCGCTATCCGATGGTCGGCCGCTTCGGCAAGCCGGGCATGGGTAAGCACGAGATCGCTCCCAAGTCTCGATTCAGCACGACAGCTGCCACATGAGCAAAGACGCGCCCGAGGGCTACAACAAAGCCGTCGAGCTTGTCGCGAAGAAGATGTCGCCGCGCGCCAAGCGTTTGGCGGCGCTCGAGCGCTGGGTTGCTGGAGAGCAGTACGAGGGGATGGCGGACTGGTTCGCCGACGTCCCCATCTCGGAGAAAGCGCCCTGCGTCGTCGAGCCGCTCGTTGCTGACTCGATCGAGAGCCACGTCGACATGGTGCTCGGCGAGGGTCGGTTCCCCGATTTCACGACGCGCCCTGACGAGGATGACGACGATGGCGCGGACGAAGGCGGCCTGAGCGGCGACGCTTCCGAGGCGGTCGACAAGCTCATCCGCTCCGTCGCCGAGCAAGCGCGCCTCAAGGCTGTGTGCCGCGAGTCGCTTTCGATGGCGATGGGCTGCGGGACCGCCTGCACCATCTTCGGCGCGCGGAACGGCAAGCTGTTCGGCGACACCGTGAAGGCCCGCTGGGGCACGCCGGAATTCGACATCAATCGGGCCGTCACCAAGCTCACGATCGAATACCCGTACGTCGACACCTACGAGGAAAACGGCGTCTGGAAGGCGCGCGCGCGCATCTTCCGCAGGGTGATCGACGACAAGTCGGACACCACGTTCCTCCCGGCCGACGCGGACCTGCCGAAGCCGGTTTGGACGCCGGACCCGAACCAAACTTTCACCCACGGCCTCGGCTTCTGCCCGGTCGTTTGGTATCCGTTCTTTCGCGGCTGTTCGATCGTTGGCGACATCGACGGCAACGCCCCGCACGCGAACCTGCTCGATGAGATTCGAGCTCACGACGTTTCTAACTCACAGTGGCACCGCGCCGCGCTGTACGCGGGCGACCCGCAGTGGACAGAAATCGGTGTCGAGCCTGGCACTAACCCATCCGCCGCCGGGCGCATAGGAAAGACGCTGGTCACGGCGACCGGTGGCGCAGTCTCCAAGGACAACCCGGTGATCGGGACGGTCCTCGACGCGACGCACGGCGAAGGTGCTGTTTCCGGAGCCCAAGGGGCGCGGAAGAAGCACCCGGGTACGGTGTGGCAGTTCGAGAACAAGGATGCGAAAGTCGAGCTGCATCAGCTCAGCGGCGACGCCCTCGACGCCATTTCGAAGAACGGCCACGACATCCGGCTGAAAATCATGCAAGCGCTCGCGTACGTGCCGCTCGACCCCGAGGTGGCGAACATCGTTCGCGGCTCGCTGTCCGGGAAGGCGCTCGAGTCGCTGCGTGAGCGCCAGCTCAATCGGGACGACAAGATTCGGGACGACTTCGGTGATGGCTTCATGAAGCCCAGCCTGAACGTCCTGCTCCGTATCTGCGCCACCAAGGCGGACGGGCTGCGGCTCCGAGGTCTCAAGAAGGCCAAGGGCGCGCTCGCTCAGCTGAACGGCGCCGAGCCCACCAAGGTCACGACCGATGCCGTGGGTTGAGCCGAGCATCACACTCCGCTGGGGCCCATATTCCAAGCCCGACCCTGAAGAGCAGACGGCGATCGTCACGCTGACGCAGGCCGCGCTCGGCGGGCCGGGTGGGAAGCCGCTGATCACCAAACGCGCCGCGGTCGAAAAAATCGCCGACATCTTCGGAATCGAAGACATCGACGCAGCGCTCGAAGCGCTCGAGAAAGAGCTGGCCGAAGCCGACCAGAAGGCCGCTGACGCTGCCCTGACCGAGCAACAGAACCTGCATGCCCTCGCCAACGGAACGAAGCCCGGCGGACCGGGCGGCGCAGGCGGAGCAAAATCGAAAGCGCCTCCTGGCGGCGGAAGCAGTGGCGGTAGCGCTCCTGCTTCGAAGGCGTAAGGAAGCGGTCACTTTCGGGCTGGCGCACTCGCTGCCCATCTCGCGTATCGCCGAACGCGTCCAAAGCCACGTCGCGACGGGTATCGCGGAGAGCCGGATCCTATCTCGCTCGGCTGGCATCGAGATGCTGGGCGCCGAGCTCGGCGACGTTGGAGTAGCTCTCGAAGACATGGGCGCGGTAGCTCGAGCGCAGGTCGCTCGGGACATCCGCCGCGGCAACGTCTTCGCCAGGAACTACGCCGAGCAATGGGCTCGAAAGGCCGAAGGCGACACGCCTGCGAAGGCCGCCAAGACGGCCGACGCGGAGACGCTCGGTAGCCTGCGGCGCACTGCGGTCACCGAGTCGGCCGAGGCCTTCAACGACGGACGCTCTCGCGCTGCCGAAGAGGTCTCCAAGACCCGTGTCGAGCTGCTCAAGGTCTGGGACGCGCAGCTCGACAAGCGAACGTGCCCCATCTGCGAGCTGGCCGACGGGACCATCGTTGGCATCAAAGAATCGTTCAGCATCGGCGAGCCCGGCGCTGTGCACCCATGGTGCCGCTGTACCTGGCAAGCGCTGACGCTCGGCGAGCGTGACGGTGACGCCGTGATCGAGCCAAAAGCTACCGGAAAAGTTCTCAGCTTCCCGACAAAGCCATGATGAAAACCTGCCTGATTTGTAGCGCTGTCGTCGGTGCCGAGAACCCGTCTTGCCCCGAGTGCGGCGAGTGCTCGTTCAACACCGGCGTGGAGCCAGCGCTGAGCGCTCCCCAAGCCGAGCCCGAGCCGGCTGCGGCGCCTCCGGAGCCCGAGGCTGAAGCCCAGCCCGAGCAGCCCCAAGCCGAGCCCGAGCCGGCTGCGGCTAGCCCGCCTTCCCGCAAGAGCGGCAAGCGCTGATGGCAAACCAGAACTACAAGATCTTCACGATCGCCGAGACGAGCCCCGCGGCCCCCGGCACCGTGGCGAGCTCGCTTTTGGTGAACGGGCTCTCCGGGTTCGACCTCATCACGGTAGATGCTGACCTGGTTGGCGCCACGGGCGGAACGCTCGACGTGTACCTGCAGCGCCTGGTCGGCGACCCCGCGACGAGCACGACCTGGAACGACTGGGTGCACTTCCCGCAGCTCGCCAGCGGCGGCGCGGCCATCAAGTACACGCTCGGCGTTGGCATGCTGACCCCGACTGCGATCACTGTCGTTGGTCGCAACCTCTCCCCAGCGCTCGCCGCTAACAACTTCATTCAGACACCGCCAGGAGAACGCGTGCGCGCGGTCTACGTCGCTGGATCGGGCACCTCTGCGGGCGCGGCTCTTAGCATCACGCTCACGGGCTGGAAGGCGCCGCACCTATGATCGGCGCCGTCCCTGCTCGGGATGAGAACGGCCACGTCTCCGAGAACACATTTCAGATCGGCGATCTCGTCGACGTCGTTCCCCCGCCCTTCGCGCGCCCGCCTGCGCCGCCGGCTCCCGCTCTGCCAGCGTCGAGGCAGCTACCGGCTGACCCGCTGAAGCCCGGCGCGATCCTGAAGACCGTCCGGGCTCGGATCAAGGCGATCCGTGCCGAGCTCCGCGCGCACGCCGCGCTCGAGAAAGAGCTGGCCGAGCTCGATCGCCTGCTGAAGGCGGCGACCCAACCCAACCTGGGCGCAGTGCGCGCCATCGAATCCGCCCGTCGCTCCGGCTGACGGTAACCGAAAGCGAAAAACTCATGGCTACAATCAACGGCACGATCCGGGGCATCAACCTGGTCAACAAGGCGTTCAGCGGCTCGGGCACCACGACCCGAGACAAGACCGAGGTCTACTTGGTCACGTGCGATTTCGGCGCGTACACGGGGTCGAGCGATGACGCGACGCTGCCCGCGGTCGGCGCTGCCATCACGGCGCGCGTCCGCGACGGCCGCACCCGTACGCTCGCTTGGGCTGGTCCCGCCATGTGCGGCGCCGACGCCAACAACCAAGCAGTGAACTTCTGCGGCACCTCCGTGGCTGCCCTGACCATCTCCACCGACGACCTCACGGGCGAGCTCTGCACCGTGAATACCGTTTCGACTGAGGTCACCGCGACGAGCGGAACCACGGTCGGCATCGGGATCATGGTCGCCGTGTTCGTGACCTGAAAAACATGGCCCTCGATATCAAGCCCATCGAGGGCATGGTCGCTCTTCAAATCGTCGACGACGAGAGCGAAGAGGAGCGCGAAAAGCGCCTCGCGATTCGCGCGAATGGGATTGCCCCGAGCGACTCTTACAACGAAGCGATCATCGCGATCGTTGTCGGCATTGGCCCCAAGGGGCCTGCCGGATTGAAGAAGGGCTCGACTGTGATGGTGCGCAAGTACGCCCGCGACGGCTTGCGCCTCGACGAAGATACTGTGCTCGTCGAAACCTACTGCATCGTGGCCGTAGTCGGCGGCTAGCCGACTCTCCAATACGGGACGCCGCCGGTAACGGGCGAGGGAGAATGCAAATGTTTGGCAAGAGGACTGGTCTGCTCTTGGTGGCAGAAGGCACGGCTGCGCCCAGTGGCGCGCAGGCCACGACGGCGGCGCCCGCGGCGGCTACCACGGCCCCAGCGGCAGCAGCGACTACGGCGCCCGCCTCCGGTGACGCGCCGCCACTCGCCGCCGATGGCTCGGTCGACCCTTCCTGGCTGAACACGCGGCTCGAGCGCGAGCGCGCCAAGGAGCGCACGAAGCTCCTGAAAGAGATCGGCGTGAGCGATCCGGCTGCTGCCGCGAAGCTCGTCGCCGACGAGACTGCCCGCGTCGCCGCCGCGCGCACGCTTGAGCAGCGTGCAATCGACGCCGAGCAAGCGCGTGACGCCGAAAAGGCTCGCGTTGCGACGCTCAGCGGCACCGTTTCGGCGATTGCTACCGAGCGCATGACCGGTCTGACCGAGCAGCAGCGCGCAGCCGTCGCCGCCATCGCTGGTGACGACGCCGCAGCGCAGCTCAAGGCCATCGCGGCTCTGGCTCCGACGTGGGGCGCGCCGGCGCAAGGCGGCACGACGACTGCCGCAGCGGCTACGGCAACCACGACGACCACCGCCGCGACTCCGGCGGCAGCCGCAGCGACCACGGCGCCCGGTCAAACGGCGCCAGCCGGCACCACGACTACTTCTCAGCCCGATCACAAGGCTGAGTACAAGCGACTCAAGGCGGAGAACCCCGTGCAGGCCGCCGCCTACTTGAACAAGCACGAATCTCAAATCTACCCGCGCGCCTGATCGCCACTTCGGCGAGCCGCGGACTCAACACCACCGCCTGCGGATAGCAGGAACCGCCGGCATCGATCCGGTTTGCAAGGAACGAAATCATGGGTATTTCACGCGATCAATTGCCCGAGGAGTTCTACGACCGGACCTCGGCCAAGCTCCTCTCTCAGCCGGAGCCGCAATACATCTACGCGCGCATGTTCTTGCAGGCGCTCGGGATTCAACTCGGCGTGCCGAGCATGTTCGGTCGCGCTGGCGTCGAAGTCGGCGGCCAAGGCGTTGCGTACTCTTCGGCCGAACAGGATCGGTTGATGCTGGCCGACTCGCTCACCACGGAACTGTTCGCCGCGAAGGCGAACTTCCAGGGCGAGACGGGCCACGTGTTGAAGTTCAACCGCCCGCGCTTCACGGATTCGACCTACACCCAGGCGGCCCGTGAAATCGGCACGAACCAGACGATTTCGACGGTTCCGATCGGCGCCGGCAGCGAGCAGGCTCTGCTGCAAATCCGCCGCTTCGCAGGTCCGTACGACCAGACGAACAGCCGCGTGGCGCCGTACGGCCTCGACGCGTTCGATTCGACGATGGGCGTGCACGACCTCTCGAAGTTCGTGGGCACTCACCTGACGCGCGACTTCCACAAGACCCTCGAGTCTTTCTGGGTGACGCTGGGTGACCTCGCCTCGGTGACGATTCGCCCGTACGGCATGAACGCCGACAACGACGCGACCGCCAAGGGCATGTTCCCGCTGACGTACGAAACCGTCGCTCGCGTGAGCAAGCAACAGGACGAAGCGAACCTGCCCACCTTGGGTGACGGTCGCCGCGTCTTGGTCGTGACCCCGACGGGCAAGAAGCAGCTCAAAGACGATCCGCAGTTCGCTGCGTACGCCAAGGAGTTCAAGGAGGTCAGTCCTCTGTTCCCCGGGTGGTTCGGCACCACGCCCGAATACCACTGCTTCCAGAGCAACACGCTCACGAAGACGGCGAACGGCTCGAGCGTCAACATCCACAACGGCCACGCGATCGCCCCCGGCGCGTTCCTCGGTGGCACCGGCAAAGCGCCGCGCGTCGCCGCGAGCTCGGACGACAACTACGGCGAGACGGCGAAGACGATCTGGCTGGCGTACCTCGCGCTCGGCCTCGCCGACAACCGCTTCGTGACGAAGCTCTCCTACTCGGAAGACGTGAGCTGAGATGGCCTACCCCGCGCGATACCTCACCATTGGCGGCGGGTCGGGCACGCTCACTGCGGCGCCCGTCGCTCGAACCACCACCCCCGGCACCGCCATCCAGACGGCGAACATCGACCGAGAGACCCTCTCGTGCCTGTTCAACGTCACGGCGGAGACCAATACCCTCACGCTCACGGGCAAGTTTCAGGTCAGTCTCGACAACTCGACCTGGTACGACCTCGCGGGCGACGCGCAGAACCCGGCCAACGTCGTGCTCGCAACCGGCACCGCCGGCGCGGACGCGGCGACGACCCGTGTCCTGCCCGTTCCTCCGGCGGCTCTCGGGTGGAACTACATCCGCGCCGCTGTCGTGAACGGCGTGGCGACCGGCGCTGCCGGCGACCTGTACTCGTTCACGTTTCAGTGCCGCAAGTTCAGCGGGTTCTGATCCGACATGGCTCTCTCCGCTGCTGAGTTGCTGCGAATTCGAGCTGAGCTCGGGTTCAACGTGCTCAGCAACGGGGCCGAGCCGTTCATCGGCATCACCTCGCTGTTCGATACCGTCATCGCGCAGTACATGACGGCGGGGGCCGCGACCACTAGCTCAACGCAAGTGGCCGTTGCCGGGACGACGACGCCCGCGTCGATCACGCTCGCAAGCGCAACTGGGTTCGCTCAGGGCGCGCGCGTGTGGCTCGACGTGGACGACCGGCTCGAGTCCGCGACCGTTCAGTCGTTGGCTGGCGCTGTGGCGGTGGTCGACATTTCGAAGGCGCACACGGGCACCTACCCCGTTTATGTCGACGGCGGCGAGGCCATGGTCCGCGACATCCTGAACACCATCAAGGCCACGAAGGCCAAGATGGGCACCATTTTCGGAACCGGCGCCCTGAAGAAGGTCGACGAGATCGAGTGGTACGGTTCGGCGACCAAGACGCAGTTCGGAATGCTGGGTGACCAGCTGATGTTCTGGCGCGAGGAGCTCGCCTCTTTGCTCGGGGCGCCCAATTGCTGGCGCTCCAAGCGCGGCGCAGGTTCGTCGATTTCGGTATACTGATGGCGACGTTCGCCGATTCGCTGCGGGAGCTCGCGTACAACGCGCGCGCAATC